CTGCTGCCCAATATGCTGCTTTTGTAACTGCTGGAACTGTTAGTGCTACAACCTTATATTTTATAACTGCATAATTATGGCAATAGAGATTGGAAGTGTAAATGCAGATACAAGTGTAAAATTAGGTTCAACTACTATACAAAGTGGATATATAGGTACAAATCTTTTTTTCGGAAATCAATTATTAGGTGTTTTAGATGTATATCCAACTGGTATTCATCACGCATATTCATTAAGAAGATTAAGATTTGCTTATGGAGGATTTTGTTTAAGGGTTAGAAGAACAACAACTACTCCAACTGTAACAACTACAACAGTAGATTTAAGTTTTGATACAACAACTAATGCAATTACTTTAAATAGTGCTATTACTTATGTTTCAGGTACTGCAACAACTGCAATAAATTTAGGTCAATTTTGTGCTTCTGTGGTAAATGGATATTCTAATCCTGATGGTGTAAATACAAATCAAAATATTTTTGTAGTAACTTGGTTTGACCAAAGTGGCAATGGTAAAAATCCAACAAACGCAACTGCTGGACAACAACCAAGATTAATTAATACTGGAAATTTAGAATTGTCAGGTGGAAAAGTAGCAGTTAGATTTACAAAAACATCAAGTCAAAACTTAAACATAGCTGACGCAACTGCAAATATTAATAATATGTCAAGTTATTGGGTTGGACAATTTTTAAGCTTCACAGGTACTCAAATTGGATATTTGTTAAGTCCAACTACTCCAAACGGAAGGTTTTATTTTCCTTATAATACTGCTAACATTGCTTATGCTTCTTATGGTTCGACACTTACACAACTATTTTATGAGGTAACACCTATTACGAGAAGGTTGTACGAATTAATTGCTCCCGACCCTGAATTTGGACAGGTACGCGGTTGGAATAATGGCGTACAAACAGGAAACACAGTTACTTTAAGAACGCAAACAATTTCAAACATTCAAATAGGAACAGGAACAACAAATTATTTTGACGGATATATACAGGAAGTTATCGGCTATCAATCAAATTCATTTAGAGTAGAAAAGGAATCAAATATTAACAGTTATTGGACAATATATTAATTATGTATATATACAACACATTAGAAGAAGCACAAGCAGCTTTAGATATAGTAAATGCTTATTTCGGATTACCTTGTGGTGAAACATTAAACTGGACAAATATTGAAGAAGCAGATGGTTTTTGGTATTTACAAGCTGATAGATTAGAAGAAGTATTAGGAGAACCTGTTTAATTATGAGCAAAGAAAATATAGATAGAATTTTAAGCAAATTTATATCACGCAAATTAATGGTGTTTGTGATAGCTTGTTGTGGATTATTCGCTGGAAATTTAACATCTCAAGATTGGGTTATCATAGCTACTGCTTATGTAAGCATTCAAGGATTTACGGATATAGTTGCAAAATTAAAAAGTTAAAAATGGAGTCAATGAAATTATATATGCTTAATTCGTTAGCATTAGTTATTACGTTTACTAACGTAGAGAATATATTAAAATTAACTCTTTTAGTGTTATCTATTATATATACAGGTGTTAAAATTTACGAATCATTTAATAAAAAAGTAAAAGATGAAACTGGACAATAAAGGCTATATGTTAATTTGTGAGTTTGAAGGCTTTAGTGCTAAACCTTATTTATGTCCTGCTAAATTAGCTACTATTGGATATGGTAACACATTTTATAAAGATGGTAAAAAAGTTACAATGGTTGACAAATCAATAACTAAAGCTGAAGCATTTGATATGTTTAAAGATATAGCTGATAATTTTGCTAAAAGAGTTTCTAAATGCGTTACACAACCATTAACACAAAATCAATTTAATTCTTTAGTTTCATTTGCTTATAATGTTGGAGTAGCTAATTTTATGAGAAGTACACTTTTAAAGAAAGTAAATAATAATAGATTAGACCATTCTATTGCAGATGAATTTTTAAAATGGGATAAAGTAGGAACTAAAAAATTAGCAGGTTTAACTAAAAGACGAAAAATTGAAGCAGACAATTATTTCACGAAATAAAGGGGTTTTATCCTTTTGGTTAGCAGTTTTATTAGCTACTATTTCAATTACTATATTATCATCTTGCTCAACAAGAAAAGTAGTAATAGAAGAAGTTAAAAAAGATTCTTTGTCCCAAATTTACACTAAAATAGAGACGAAAGAAGATATAAAAATAGAAACTAAAAATGATATTGTAACTAATGAGTTTACTATTACTCCATTAGACACTTGCAAGGATATTGTAGTAAACGGTATAAGTTACAGAAATGTGACTATTAAGTATAAAAAGACAAAAGACAACACTATACAAGTCAAAGATATAAAAGTGGCTAAAAACGAGTTAAAAGTACAAGACACAAAAGTAACACAAAATAGGAAAGTTAAAGATATAACGAAAACTTCAAATCCATTTCTTATCTTGTTATGGTTATTAATTCCACTAATTGCGTATATAATTTATAGATTCAAATGAAAAAGAACTCAAACAGAAGGTACAGAATGGACAATGCTACTGCTAAAAAGATTGATGCAAAGCTAAATAAAAGTGGTAGATATATGATTTCCAAAGAACAAGAAAAGAAATTAAGCGTTATTAAGAAATAAATTCATATATTTGGAAGAGATTTCTCTTATAAAAACAAAAAATATGAAAAAAAATGCTGAAAGGCGGTATCGATTTAACCATTATATCGCTAACAAAGTTGGAGTTACTATTAATAAACAAGGTCGCTATCGACTAACTCCCGAACAAGAAAATAAGTATTTCGACATTGTTCAAAACCAAGAGCATATTAAAAGGCTTTTCTTTGACATCGAAACATCTCCTAATATTGTATATGCTTGGAGGATTGGGTATAATCTAACTATACACCCCGATAGCATTGTCGATGAGCGTAAAATTATATGTATATCTTATAAGTGGGAACACGAAGATAAAATCCATAGATTAACGTGGGATAAAGATATGTGTGATAAGCAAATGCTTATTGATTTTATATCGGTGGCTAATAAGGCTGATGAAATGATTGCACACAATGGGGATAGGTTTGACATCAAATGGATAAGAACACGTTGCATATTTCATAGGGTTTCAATGTTTCCGCAGTACAAGACATTAGATACGCTTAAAAAGGCTAAAAGTGGCTTTAATTTCAATTCCAATAAGCTGGATTACATTGCACAATTTTTAGGAGTTGGAGCAAAGATTAAGCATAGTGGATTTGATATGTGGAAGGAAGTTATGAAAGGTAATCCTGATGCACTTGAAGAAATGGGTAACTACTGCGATGGCGATATAGTTGTATTGGAGGATGTGTTCTTAACGATGCAGAACTACATTAAACCAAACACTCACGCTGGAGTTATAAACGGTAATCTTAAATATAGTTGTCCATCTTGCTCAAGTGAGAATGTAATCTTGCTTAAAAATATAGTTACTGCTATGGGAACTATCAAGAGATTAATGGAGTGTCAAGATTGTGGTCAAGTTTACGAGATAAGCAATTCAGCCTACAAACTTCATTTAGAAATGAAGGATAAATTTAATTGATGCGGTAAATAAAGGCGATAATCACCGCAAAGAACAGTTTGCACAAATTTGTGTAAAATAGTTAACCCCTAATAAATACATCTATTAGGGGTTTTTTATTAGGACACCTTGTTTACTGCTCAGTATGGTATCAACTGTAATAACTAATAATTTAGCACCCTCTTTCTTATCAGTCAATACCTCATTGACACCGTGCTTTATTAGAGTCCCTGATAAGAGTAGGGTCACGTAGTTAACTACCTCCTTTCGATGTGTAATTGGGAGGATTACTGAACTCACACCTGATTAACTACTTGCTGAGAACTCATTACGTGAGTAGAGAAGTCGGATTTAGTTTTTACTCTCTTAGCTATGGCTCATTGCTTTCTCAAGGCAACTCACGTTCTACCATTACTGATAGTATCTTTATGTAAATCCACCCAAGTGTCGGTAATTTACAAAGGATTCAATGTTTAGCCTTTATTTTAACTACTTTTCACCTTTTGTAACTGTTTTTCACGTTCTTTACACTTTTCTAACAGTTTTTTTGCTACTTCTCTTTGTTCTGCTGCGTACTCCCATATTGAGAGTCTTTTTTCTACTGTGTGTTTGCTGTAAGCCATTCGTTTCTAAGTTTTTTAATGAAATCTTTAACTGCTCCTTCCATTTCTAAAGGTACTCTAACTTGAATAATCTTAAATGGATAATCTAATTTCTTTCTTCCAGCTCCTTCTCGAACTCCTCCTTGTGTGTTACTCATCATCGTTTTGTATTAAGTTATAAATGTATTCCAACGTTTCAATTTCTCTCAATTGAGCATCTATCAATACGAGTGCATCTGCTACTCCAAT